AGCGCCTAGACCGACCGCGATAGTGCCATCCTCTATTCTTTGTACTGGCGGATTTCCTGTACCGTTGTTCCACCATTGCTCAATAGTTTTCGAGCCAAACATATAAATAACAGTGCCTAAAGCGAACGGTCTAATCAATACATCAGACTTAGACTCCGCGGTTCCGTAATTTAAAGCATTAATATCAAGTGGAAGCCCGACATCGGATATGGAAAACCTACCATTTGCCCCTCCGCCATCATAGATAGCCTGACTGTTAAGGACCGTAACAGTATTTGGGGTTTCAAAGTCTGGATCTGTTCCAGCCGTTAAAGTAGCCCCATCCCATTCGTAAGGTACGCCGTCAGCAGTTAAAACAACGCTAGACCCAATGCCGTCAAACACAGCTCGCGAATCACCGGGTACGCTTCCTAGGGATGTGTGAGCACCAGATGAATCAACAGAGTACAAAACGGTTCCGCTCAGCTTGTACAGAATTCCATTATGCTCAAACATGCCACGGTCTAGCCCTGTTCCGGTAGCGAATGATTTAAGACCATAAAAAGACTCTAAGACAAACCGTGACTTTTCGTTTCCCGCCTCTTGCCTTTGGGGAAAGTAATTAATAGTCCTCTGTGCGGTCAGGCTCAAATCCGTGTGACGATGAGAGCCGCCCGCCAAGGCTATCGGGATATAAGTCATTAGTAGTCTGTTGCCTCATCTAAAGAATCAAACTTACGTCCAGCATCCATAATTTCTGGAATGGCTGAACTGTTCTTTTCCCTAATTCGGCTCATTCGATCAGGGGAAACGCCGTAATTATTTGTTGCTGAATAAGCCATCATTGCAGCTACTTGATCAGCGACCTCGTCAGGGATTACAGACCCGTTAGCTTTGGCCCATGTGTTTAGGCGTTTAGCTTTTAGCCTTGCATAGGTTCGGTCGTAGCTTTTATTCAACTCCAAAACAAGCGCGTTATTGATAGCTTGTCCCGGAGTTCTTCTGCCAAGTAATCCCGCCGCTGTGTCGCGCACTTCTGCTAGAGTTGCCATTCGTTACGCCTTCTTGTTTTGTTTTACTTCTTGAAAGCACATATTGCCTGTCAGCTTTCCAATTACAAATTCATCTGAAACCTCAACAGCCGGACCGTTAAGTTTGAATTTCACCTTCCCCATAAAGTTAATTTCTTCTGGGGGTGTATCTCCATGACCTACATATTTAAATTTCATTCAGTGCCACCACTCCTATTGATTATATTTACAACCATTGTTTTAAGAACACGACCCCTCCCGCCTGAGCAAAAATTAATGCCCAAGAAAGAAGGGGTCGATATTCGATTTACTTACTACAAGTTATTGAAGTATGTAATACACGCCAACTGAGAGCGTGCCAGTTCCGCCACTGGCGGCAGCTGCGTTAGCCTCTACCTGTATCACTGTTTCTGCGGTAAACGTCACCGGACCGTTTTTTAGGCTTCCGTTAAGCGGAAAGTATATTTGGGCTTCTGGTTTGATGCCTGCTACAGCATCGCCAGTCCATACGCCCAAATTGCCAAACCCGTCAGGGTCGGCAGCTTCGTTCCCGTTAGCAGCCCAACCAACATCCATGTCAAGGGTTTCCGTTCCGGTATCCAGATCGTCCGCCCTAACAAAGCCATCAACCACAACAGCGCCCGCAGGGATGCGGCACATTTCAAAAATGTCTCCGTCCTCCACGTTTGCTGCTATTTCATAGACCCCGTAGGCGACCTTCACGGTGCCCGCTTCGCCTATCCCCACAACTGGGGTATAAGCTTTTGCCCTATCTGCTGTTAATGTTTCAGCAACCATAATGCCTCCTGTTAAGCGTCAGCAGATGCGGAATGAAAGACCGTCACCATGCCGTGCTGCTTGTTGTTGTAGAACGTCTTTTTGATGTCGTGCTTCATAGAAACAGCAACACCATTAAGATGGTCATAATCGTCTTCTTTCTTGCGCTTAAATTCAGCGTTTCGACCCATGACAAAAGCCACGGCTTGAGCGCCACACAAGAAAGCAACGCCAACACGAGAAGATGAGCCCCCCGCATTGTCTAGGCCGTCACCAGTAGCTCCAGAACCCCAAACACCGCTATACTGGTTTGAAGAGTCACCGCCATCAATGAAAACGTCCATGTCGCATACTTCTTTGACAATCACGCCATCGTAGAAAAGATCGCCATCTGCAAAGATAGGATTCTCTTTAACGTCACGAGGTCGCGCTTCTCGGTTTGCAGAAGCAATAGTCGAGTCGTTTTTAAGATCACGAAAGCCAAAACTGCCGATATACATAACGTAAGTGGCAGATTTGCTTCGACCCAATTTAACGGGGCGAATCTTAGGACGCGCTAGATTGGCTCGACGCTTGGCAAGAGTTACCAGTGCGGCAGTCATCTTGTCGTTAGTCGTGTCGATCGTTCCGAGCGAAGCGGTATGATCACCAGCGGAATAGTTGCTAATCAGAGCGCCGTATAAGATGCGGTCAGGGTTGTTTGTATTCCAAGTGTCCATCTGTCCTGCGGTTGCCGCAACAGCGCCATAAGCGCCACCAGTGCCGCCGTAATTGGCATAAGTACCGCCAGCTTCGATTGCGCCTAGAGCCTGAGTGATTTGATCGCGCTTGAGTTCCATCGCCCAATCCATAAGACCAGGACGAGCCTCTTCAAACAGATCAAATTCAGCCAGTTCGTTTTCTTCGTTATCAACCAACACGCCTTGCCTGTAATAGGTGGGCTGCATTGTTTGAGCGTAGTTGGAAAGGGCTTGTTCGTTGCCGCTTAACTGTGTCGAACCAGTAACACCCGCTCCGCCGACCTTGCCGACCAGAGGAATGGAGATTTTTTTAAGGTTCTTGTTAGTTTGAATGATGGAATTGACATCGTTGCCAATCGCATCGCCGTAGATACCGTCACGAACATACTCGCGACGAATTTCTTTCTGAAAGCGGGTTGTTTTATTACCCGCGCTAATTGTACTCGCAGTCATTTAGTGCCTCGTTAATTATCGAAGGCATCTACTCTGTCGCCAGAATCCTTATCTTTAGATTCAGCGTTAGGGCCGGATGCCGTTGCATTAGTAAAGTTAGGCAAATCGGTTGCAGAGATTCCGCTAGATTCAAGTTCAGCCAAAAGTTTCTTGCGCTCGTCAGCACGGACTTTATCTTCGTAATCGTCCGAGGTTCTTTCGAGAACTTTTTCGTGCTCTTTGGCGTGGTTGTAAGCGAATTTCGCAGGATTGGGAGAGGCATTGAACTGATCGACCAACTTTTGGTCGGTGATATTCCCGTCAGCGTCAGCAATCAAGCCAAGAAAAATCTTTTCAGAGTCTTCGTAGTCTTCATGTGCGTCACGCATTAAATCTTGGGAAAGTTCAATTTTGTTTTTCAGGCTGTTAGCGTCACTTTTCCCTAGAATATATTTGTTATATCCATCGGGGTTAGTTACAGGGTCAGGAATTACCTCCTTTACCTGCTGCTCAACCTTTGCTTCCGCGTCCTGTCGTTTTTTTCTTTCTGCTTGGAGTGCCTTTCTGAGTCCGGCAGTTTCATTACTTTCGTTTTTAGAGGTTGATGCTTCCTCTGTTGATTCGACTTCAGCCGTTTCGGTTTCCGCGTCCTCGTTTACATCAGTCTCGGTATCAGTCTCGACTTGCGCCGTTTCCTCAACTTCGTCAAAAACATCAGTGTTTTCACTATCCATCTTTCCTTCCTAACGCCCGACTATGTGCGGCGACCACTTTATCGTCCGAAACCCCGACGGCGGGTGATGCTATACAACAACTTGAGGATTAGGATCAGGGTTTTCCTGAATCATCTGATTCTCAAGTTGTTGCGTAATTGATGTGATTTGGTTTTTCAGAGCCTTGGAGTCAATTTCCCTCGTTTCAGCCTGAGTTTTTTCGATTTTCGCGCCCTTCTCGGCCATAACAATCTCCATCTGTTGATCTTGGTTGGCTTGCTCGGCTTGGGCTTGTGCCGCTCTGCGCTTTTCGAGTTTCTTGATCAAATCATCCTTTCCTCTAATCTGGGAAAGCTCGATAAGTTCAATAACGTCAATATCTCCCTTCTGAGCGAAGGTGGCGATGAGCTCGAACTGCTCTTGTTGGATATTTATAACGTCGAATGATTGGTCAATAATGATATCAACGTCTAATTCCGCTGTGGGGTTGCGAGTTTCAACAACTTCATTCAATCGAGGGTTTTCAGTCTCCATTAACACTTGTAAAATTTGCTCTGATTGCTGCCTTGCTTGTAATGGGAGTGAATCGTCTTCAATATTTTCCATCAGAAGAGTTTGGGCTGTGACTTCCGCATTCAATCCAACCCATCTAAGGTCGTCTTGATCGTCAGTGACCCGAATCCATTTTTCATCATTCCAAAATTGCTTAATGCGGAACCAGATTTGCTCATAAACACGCTTTTCAAACCCTCTCAAGAGAGAATACTGCCGGTTTAGTTCAATCGTGCCCGCTGCCTGGAGTTTTCCAATAGCTTTGCCGGATAATTCGCCTTGTGCGCCGTTGCCCGCTAACTGGGCATTGAAAGAAGTCGCGTCTAGCTCGCTTTTGGCGTCGAGGTAAAGATTGAACTGAGCATTACTCATGTCTTGGTTAGGCAAGATTCCGAAATCTTCACCTAGCTTTGCATTAGCTTCTAACTGAATATGTCCATCGGGTTTCTTTAGCTCGTTTTTAACAGATTGAACATCCGTAACCGCCGTCGCGTTGCCAAAAGTCTGTCTTGTTGAGTTGAAGTGTAAAAACTTGCTTCTACGGTGGTTGATTTCGTCTTGTTGGGAGATAAACCCCGCCACTTCACCGTATCTGTTGTTATCTCTGTCGATATTTGACGAAACCAACTCAATCGGGTTCATCGGCATATTGTCTTCATCAAGAAAAGGTGAATCCTGCTCTTTTTTAATGATTGTATCGCCAGAAAAGACGGTTAATTTCCACTTTCCCTTTTTAATGTGGAAGTGCATCGCAATTCGTAAACGTCTTCGGCCTTGGTTGTCGTACCATCGAGGTCTATCGGCGTTTGTTTCTTCGCCGTCAACCGGAGCGTCAATTATTTCCTCTGCTTTTTTCTTGGAGATGTTAAAAGTGTCAACAGCCTGATCTTCATCCATCCACAGCCACATGCCCATGAAGCGAGCGTCTTTAAAATCCTTTTTACGAGAATGTGGGTCGAAGTAAATTCTATCCCAGGGGATTTGGTCTAATAATATCTCAACGCCACGGGGGGTCTTCTTTACTCCGGTGAAAACACCGCCATATCCCTCAACAAAGAAATCCTCCGCAACGTCCATTCTGGTAATGTCGAAATTATTGTTATCAACAACAAATCTAAGCGCGTCAGTAATTACATGTGAGGATTTTTCGTGCTTTGACGTTCTAGGAAAGGCTTTTGGATCTGATTTTCTTAGATCATAAAGACCCACTAATCCCTCTACTTTTGGCCGAACTCTATTAACAACTATAGCGGCCTGCTTTCGAGACTCTAGCTTTTTTGCTTCTTCTTCGGTCCACTGTTTTGAGTCGTAGTAATCCCGACACTTTTGGGACAGCCTTCTCGCTAGATCAGTATCATTTAAGAACTGCTCGACTTGTTCTTTAGGGGTTGCCATAAAATCCTCTATGCTGTTTTCCAGTCACCACCAGGCTCTTCATCAAAACCATACTCGTCTCTGACTAGCTTTAATTTAGGAGCCGAAGGAGCTACCGCGCCATGCATTCCGTCGATCATTCTTCCAAACAATCCGCATACATCCGCTTTGTCGTCATATTTACTTTTGGGGAATCTACATAGCTGGGCAACTAAGTCGTCAGCCCATGATGTGTTTTTAGGTAAGTAGATTTTTCCCTGCTTGGCACGGGCTTGAAATGATCTTAGGTTGGTTGCTTTGTCTGCGATTGCGGGGAACCATTCCATCGTGAAATAGACTTTGCGTTCGCGCATTCTTTTATTCAAATAAGGTTCTGATGCTCGGCGTATCATTCCCGCTTCTGCGCCCCACTTAACCGGACCATGTTTTTCGGCTAAATCAAGCTGAGCATCTATCCATACATCCATTGGCTTTTGGCCGTACCACCAATCTAATAGATAAAGGTCATCATTAGGATCAATGCCCGCTATCCCCAGCTCAGTGAAATCGCCCTTACCATCACTTAGCGCACAATCTCCCGCACCGTACTTTCGTAAATGTTCAGGGGGTTCGTCGTACCACTTGAAATCCTCAACAGTGAAGTAAGCGTTTTCATCGGGAATTGGGTCGCAAAGGTACTGACAAGAGAAGTCATAAATACCCGCAAACTTTTTGTTATCTAAATATTCTTGAGAAAATAAAACAGGCTTTCCTGATGACGTTCCATCCTCGGTCGCAGGATGTACTCTAGGGACCGCTGCGCCTCTTTCTATAATGTCGGAGTAAGTATCACCGTCAGCATAGAAAGTGCCTGCATAACGCTCTACGCCGCCCTCAGTACCCAGTGAGAGACTTAATCCCCATGCCTGAGTTGTTTTCTTGATCATTTCAATAGAACGAGCTGATTCTAGGGTTACAACATCGTCATAAGACCTAATGACATAGTGCATTCCCGTAGGCTGCCCATCAACCAAACCAGAAGCCTCAACAGTCGCTTCGCGAGGGTTCGATTTACGCCTAACAATCAACCCGTCGTCTTCTGACCACTTGCCAGATTCTTTCTTAGGGTTTTGATACAAAATATCAGGAAATAATAATTTTAAATTTTCGTTATCTTCAAACTCGACTTTAATTTGGCGTAGAAATTTTTTCGCAGAAGGTCGGTTAAAAGAGAAAATGCCAATAGTGACTTCTCGTCCTTTCCACTCAGGTAAAGGGTCTTCCCCATGACTTGCGAGAATATCCTGAATGTTCTTACCAAAAGTAATAATGGTCGATTTGTAGTGTTCTCGTGACCAGATATCAATATGGTTATTGGGTTCCTCCTGGACCTCCCTGCAACGATGGAATATCCAATCCCTTTCCATGTCCTCCCGTCTTAGTGCGTACCTCAGAAGAAAGTAAAGATCGACCCGGCATAACAATCTCTCCGTCGATAATCTCTCCGCCTGTGGCAACTCCGACAAGCGAAGCAAAAGCGGCGGATATTCCGACAAGTTTTTCGGCAGTATCGTCTGTAATAGCGATGTGTTCAGTTGGTTTTCCATCTAGTCTTAATCCAACCTCTTTAACTGCCATTGCGAAGTGTTCACTGTTTCTATCCTGTGCCGCCTCAACAACCTCACGGGCTATTAGGTAAAGTTCCTCTGCCTGCTCACACTTACCCTTCTTAGATAGGGCTCGCTCGATAGCGGACTTCCAAGGACGTTGTGCGCTTTGATTGCGATTGCCATGAGGGGCTCCATTGCTGCCGGGGGGAAATACGCTTTGGGGCATAGTGATTCCAAAAAAAATATAAATTTATGGGAGGGAGGGTTCCTGTAATACAGAGCCGACCCCCTAGCTCCTGCTCCCAGGGGTGCTACCCCCCTCTCTTTCAAAAAGCCGTTATTGCCGGTTTATGGGTATTGCCAGATCGCTATTTCCGGTAATAGTAATTACTGGAATTAGTGAATCCAATGAATTCAATGACTTAGCTGTTTTAGGGCCGATATAAGTGGAAATAAGGGGTATTTGGCGAGCATCACCACTTGTTATCCAGTTGGTGTAAACCCGCGAATATCGCATCCCCCGAAATATGAGGGATGATGTTTAGTGGTCTGTAGAGCTATCCGAGGGCTCAGCCGCGATTAGTCCCATAGATAACAGCGCATCAAGGGTGATCGTGTCGTTACGTCCTACAGCATCGTGAGCCAGCATAGAGATGGTCTTAGCGTTAGCCTTGTCCATGAATGCTTGTATCTTGTGGGCTCTAGCCTCGACCAGCAGCCTATAATCAGGCGTGTGAGCGGCATGATTAGCCTGTTTAACCGCTAATTGTAGTGAATTCATGCTGTTTATCCGCCAGAAGTGGTGTATTCAACCATTTATTGATTGCTTAGTGGTTATTTAGACTAACTATTAGCTACTTTGTGTAAATATTAACCAATTGATATGTTTAGTGGTTTATAGGCAGTAATCGCTGCATCCCAAATCTATGCTTGGGTCTTTAGTCTTAATGCGTATAAAGAAGATATTAGTGTTAGTTCCGTCTGTAGCTGTAGCCTTGATAATAGAGCTGCCTGGCTCATAGGTGCTTATAGTTACCTTGGCTTCATTGTCCGTTAGAGAGTTAGATACTATGCTTGCTTGTCCCTTCTCTACTGACCAAGTGACGGTGGTTACGTTGGCGTTATCGTCTGCCCAAGGACCATAGTTAAGGGTTAGAGTCTTTACATCGCCCTTAAAGAACAGCTCTCTTCCTGTCTGCTGTCTAGGTTCGTGTCCTATCGTGTAATCAATCATCTGGCCTTCCTGATAAATTAACCCCACACCA